TTAGCACGTCTAATCGCGGTGTAAGGACTGTCGAAGGAAGAAAGGTTCTCCTCTTTCCGTTCATTGGAACGATAGAAAGGCCTCTCTTTGACAGAATCCTGAACCAACAGCTGACGACAAGCGATCAAGAAAAGATCGCTCAACTGGCAAAATTTGGGCGGTGCATCGGACCAGGGGACGAAGAATGCGCCGTACGTTCTCTCGAGCAATTCCATGAAGACCTTCTTACCGAACGGGGGAAACCCAGTTGGGATCTGAAGGTCCGGGAAATGCTCAGAACGTACAGTGCAAACTACGTCCGAAAGTTTCCGATCTCCCCGAAACACTTTCACATGTCTTCATCTGCTTCCGCGAAATTCGAGGAACCCCGTTCAGAGAACGGGGGGCTCGGACGAGCGGTAGAGTCCATTCAAGGATTTCTGAACCGTCCAAGAGGGGACGTTCCAGAAATGGAGCCCACCAACATGTACACGTTCTACGGAACGAGACATACAGTGGGCTTCGCTGATCTCCTTGATGAGGATGAAGAACCAGTCGATCAGCCGACCGTGCGAACAACCCTTTTTGGAACGGAATCGTTAGAAATGATTCCGTTCCTCCAAGCGTTGATCTTCGCAACTGCGGCGGAAATCGGGTTACCTGACAGCCTCGTCTATTTTGAGACGAATCAGGAACCCGATGTCGTGATCGAAGGAGTTCGACTCTGGTTGGATCGCCCCCCCATTGGCACGTTCAAACAACGTAGAACGTTCCAATGTCGGGTAAGCACCGTTCCAGAGAATGGGAACAAAGTGAGAGTCGTGACGGTCCAGGAATACTTGGTAGTACTGCTTTCTCATCTGCAGAGATCGTTATATGACACAACGATCCAGCAAGATCCGAATATGACAGCTTCGTCGCACGCGACGATCTGGCACACAGTAAATCCAAGAGACCGGGACCCCAGGAACCGAGAACCGAAATTCGATCGGAGAAAGTTGTCCATCGACAAAAGTCGATGCACGGACACCTTTTCCCGGTTAAAATCCCTGGCAATTGATCAAGGGATTTGTGATGGCACTCCGGAGGGATCGTTCGAAAGAACGTTCCTGGAGAGCATGACAAATCTAAATGATCCTTCGATGGACGTCGTTCTTCCGAATTACCGGAATAGGCGAACGAAGCTTACCATCAAGAATGCCAAGGATGCTTTGCGCGATGGTTCGGACGACGAAGCAATCGTCGTCCGTAACGCAGAGCGAATCGGAGTACAGTTCATGGGGGGAGCCACCAGCTATGTCAAGCTGTGCATCTGGAGTCGTTTCGAAGATGACTGGGCCCATGCGATTACGTCCGGAAACGGACGAAAATTCATGGAGAATCCAGTACCAAGAAACGAGCCAGGGCGATTGATACAGGGCGACGACGTAGTGACAAAGGGCGGAAAGAACAAGGCAAAGAACTATCGCAAGGTAACGGAAAGGACCGGAACCGTCATTGGTGACGGCTCCCAGTTCAATTCCCGTTACTATGCTGTCTTCTGTGAGGAGCCGCTCGTGAGAGCGAGCTTTAAGACTCCTTGGAGGCATGTCGACTTGGTTAAGTCGAGGCCCCTAATTGGTCTTAACGTGAGAAAAGACCCACGCCTTCCAGCAGGACAGACAGACCCCTATATTACTCGGGGCACCGCAATC